CCGTCATCAACTGTCGCCTCCGAGACTTTCATAACTCGGAAGAGTTTGTTCGTCCAACCGTAGTCTGCGTTAGTAATATCAACGACATCGCCAGCATCCACTTGGATGCCAGGATAAGTAGAGGTAATCGTAACGATTAGATCTTCTCGTGCTTGTTCAAGCCTTCTGTTTCCTAGATATTGGGCTTGTACAGAGTCGTTCGTAAACTCTAGTGTTGTGGTCTGTCTGTTAGCTGGTTCATTGGGATACAAAAGCCCAGCCGGTGTTTCCATGTAAACAAGATCAGGCTGATCCCTATTTAGCTTTGAAGGAAACTCAATCTGAATCTGGTTGATCTGCTGATTTATGTCAACAGCAGAAACCCTAATCTCACCAATAAGATTTGTATCGTTAAATGAGAAAGTAGAGGATTCTGCTTTATTGATGACGATTGACCAAAGACCTGATGCCGCGTTGTATGCCATCCAGCTATCGCAACACTCAAGCATCTTCTCAACGTTATCAAGAGCGGGTTTTCCGGTGTCAACCACCCCGTTGATTCTGTATCGAGCTTGTGTCGCAGACCCTCCGCCGGCTGGCGTGTAGGTGATGGTCTGATCCGAGTAAGTATTAAGAGCGGTTGCGCTTGTAGAGTCAACCAATCCCGTCATGCCAGCGCCGTAGCGAGCGTCTGTCATGTAGTCGTACCAAACATCCCCGGGCTTAGCAACGCTACCGCCTTTAGGGTAGTGCGAGCAATAAAAAGTTATTGGGAGAAGCCCAGTCGTTCCAGCGTCTGAGTTGTAATTTAGTTTTACAATCGCAAACGCCAATCCGTTCATTTGCCGACCAGATGATGGCCAACGTAACGCGGCGGCAATATCTGCCCCTCCCATCGTTACATGGGGAGCGGTTCCATTGACCGCAGTTATGGTTCCTGCATTCGTCGACGTGTAAAGACTGATGTAAAGATTGCCGCTAATCTTGTCATCTACATTTGGAGGTGAAGCTCCGTCCGTTAAAGAAACAACCTTGGTTAAATCTGTGTTGTCAAAAGTAACAAGACGGTCGCCATAGTAAAACTTAGTTCGGTCAAATGAGAACGTTGCAGATGCGTCTGACGATATAGATGAAATCGCCAGAACGTAATACATTGTTTTTTGATCGGTAGAAAGCACCGCATCAACAAAAGTACCGCCTAGCCATGCGTCCCCATAAGCTACGGGAATGGAGTTGTTGTTAGCCGGTGGAACTTGTTGCCTTGCGCCGGTGTCTTGAGATTGCGGAGGCTTAGATCCAAACACCCGAGTAACAACATAGGACACTGCAAAATTAATTGCAAATGTTGCGGCAGCATAAGAAAACGTTCCAGCAACAAATCCTAATAACTGCGTGGCAAGAATTGAGCCGACCATAATTTACTCTCGAAAAAATGTTGCTTGCATGGGCTTAAATTTATATCGTGTGTAGTCAATCTCCGGGCTATTGTGCATAAGACTGGTTAGCACTACTTGAACGCGGTTTTGGTCTAACATATCTTGCGCCAATTTATTAAACCTTAACCAAAGCCTTCCGCCGACGCTTGTATTACGATATTCAGGCATAACCCACCAACCAACCTCGTGCAATTCTTTCACCGCGTTGTTCCAAAAGTTTCTTGTTACATAAGCCGCCAAGAACCCTCGAAACTGATCGTCAATAAGCACGAAACCTCGACCCTTTATCATTTCGTAGAACAGTGCTTTGACATGCCCTTCGTTTTGATTTTGCTTAAGTGTCTCTATTCCTGCTTCATCTGCGTAAGCCTTCATCATCTGTATAAGGTGAGGCATATCGTATTTTGTGGCGTATCTCATCCTGCTTGACTTATATCGTTTAGATCGGTTTGTGATGGCTGAACGGTTCCCGGGTCTGACTGAGAACCAGATTTGGGCGGCGCTCCAAAGTCAAAGTATTGACCAGAGATTGCAGCGACGCGACTCATGCTCGTATCTGAAGCGTAGCGTTGCTGCCATGTCGTGAGATTTGTTTTTATTCCCGCGATCCTGTTTTCCAAAATAGATCGGAAAGAAGTGCAAGAAATCGACGCGGTAGCCGTACGGCTGCGGATGTTTTCGTTCCAATCTTCAGTGATTGAAATGTTAGAAACGATTCCTTGATAGCGCTTAAAAAATTGCGTAGATGGGCTTGTGATGATTTGATAGTTAGAGTCGAAGAACCCGCGCCAAATCTCTACAGTTGAGCCCTTAATGTTGGTTCCCAAGACTAACGAAATGTTTGCCGGATCAATACCTATAAGCCCAATCACCATGTCAATTGAAGTCGCCTTGATTTCTCGATTGACCGCGCCAACGGAAAGAAGGCTTCCTAATCCTGAGAATGTATTCCCGCCCACAGTGATTGCGGCGGCAGCATTACAGAATGTATAGGTAGACGTTGAGGTTGTCAGTTTGACAAATTCGCCGTGGGTAATGCTTGCGCTTGAAAGCGCTGTCATTGGGGTACTCATTGCACATTCTCGCGAAAGACAAAATCAGAATCCCAATCTACAAACGCCCCGTTGGTCATTGGTCTTAATGTGTAAGTTGGGCAAACCTCAGCGACGACAGAAAACGTGCAAGCAGACCCTACGGCGGTCAAAGTTCCTGCCGTGGGCGTACCAATCACAGGTCGATGCAAAGTAACGTTAACGGTCGATCCTGAGCCTCTCAAGACCTGTGTAGTAACTTTATAGGGATAACTGCCTAACTGGATGAAGTCGCCAGCCTTAAACACGATAACCGAACTTCCGACTGCTGGAAGATTGCCGACAGAAATCGTTGTCGCGTTTGCAGCCGGAACAGAGGCAAGTGTTAACGCCGCAGCTTGTCCGCTCGTAAGCTCGCCTTGGTAAGCGGTGAACCACTGAAGGTTCGTAGAGCTAAACGTTATTGTCGCAGCCGTTTGCCTGTCGAGGTTATCAATCGTCTGTATTACATCCCGAACCTGGGGATAGTAAAGAAAAGCATGGGGCTTGACCGTGATGGTTTGGCTGATGTCTAGGATGGTTTGGAAGCTCATGTTCTTCCTCGCGGTGATAGAGATTTCTGAGCGTAAGAGTTAGCCGCCCAAACCGCTCGGTTGCTGCCCATGATTCTTTCCTCAAAAGACTTAACGTCGATTGCTTGGATGTTGTAGTTATTGACCGTAGATGCTCCACTCATGGCATAAGACGGAACCACTTGGCCGGCCATACTGGGAACAAAGAGTTCCGGCCCTCTTTCTCCGACAAGATACGGAGCGCCAGAGTTGACCGGACCGCCGCCGGCTCGTTTACCAAATAAATTACCAAGAACGGGAACGTTAGACATAAAGTTCTCAAACAGAGACGGAGCGCCTTTCATATCTGATTTGAAAATAGTGTCTAAGAATTTATCTAGCGATCTAGAAGCAAGTTTTTGCAAAAGGGAGGAAAGAGCAGACTTGAATGCTTGCGCGGCAGACTTGCCCGACATAAATGCTTCGACGATGGTTGAGCCAACAGATTTGAATCCATCGCGTATATCTTCCAAAAGTTCTAGCTGTTCTTCGCTGGCTTTCTTAGTCAGATCCATCGCTTCTAATTCTTTTGCTGCGGTGACCTCCGCTTGCTGGCTGAGATCTAACATCACTTGCATACGCTCTTTTTCAATCTCAACTTCGCGCTCGTAATCTTTGACGATTTGATCCTGGCGCATCTTCCGCAGATCTTCCATAGCGGCAAGCTCTTGATTGGCTTCTTTTGTAAGCCGCATCATTTCCTCTTGCTGCTCAGCCTCCTCGCGGCGCAGACGGATAATTTCCTCCATCTTTGCAAGACCAGCAGGGCCACCTTGCTTTGCAGCCTCAAACCGTAACGCCGCTTCTTCGCCTTCTTTCAACTTAAGAATCTGCGCGTCTAAGCCCTCAAGATAAGTCTTTAACGCTTTAGCGGCAGAATCAGCGCCAGAATCTTTTACGGCTTTTACGCGTGTGCCTGACTGCCTTCCACCCTGCGTAACACCAACCACCGGAGCAGGAACAGCGGGCTCCTCCTCACCAAAGCCAAGAAACTTTTTGATCCCCGTATAGGCATCTCG